AAAGATGATTCGAATATTATTGATTTATCTATTATATAAATATTTTTATTTAATTTTATTATTTTTATTATTTTTATTATTTTTATTATTTTTATTATTTTTATTATTTTTATTATTTTTATTATTTTGATTAATTTGATTAAAAAGAAAAATTTTTTTTTCTAATTTATTTATTTATGAAGTAATTTCCTTATGCCATGGATATAATACAGTTATTTGAAATGATAATGCAGTAATTGAGGTTAAAAAATTTATAAATACCAATTTATTACTAAATTGATTTAACATATAAAAATATATATGATAATTAAATATTTAGATAAACGTAAAAATTTTATTCTTATTATAATTTAATTTTTATATTTCTTGGATTTTTGATTGTCGATCTTTTTCTTCACGTTCTTTTACTAATTTATCAGAGTTTAATACTGGATCAACATATTTTTCATTAAGTGCACCAGAAATCATATCATTTGCTTTATTTAAATTTAATTTACCATCTTGTACCTTTGCAAAAGTAGTTATCATTCCGATTAATGGTGTAATATCGTCTTCATAAGCTAATGTTCTACATATTCTAGGATATTTTTCATAAAATTCTCCACAATTATTTTTAATAATTTTAATAATATCTTGTTTATTATTTTTCCATACTTCTTTATTAGCTAAACAAATTTTCAAGACATGAATAATATTATCAGCAATATCTTCCATTTTTTGTTTGTTAAATTCTGTCATTTTAAAAGTATAATATAATTATAGATAATATAATTATAAATAATTTTTTTAAAGATAATATAATTATAAATAATTTCTAGTAAAAATAATTATATTTTATAATAATTAAATATTATAATATATTGAAATTTATAATGTAATCATCTTTCATTTTAGACATATTTGATATATTATATTTAGATGATATATATGGTGTAGAACATAATAAAAAAGTTAATTTTTCATAATAAGATATCTTATTTATTGGATTTTTTGCACAATTTAATATAATTAATTTTGGCATATTATCACCGATTTTAGTTATATTATTATGTGATATATATAATTCTTGAATATTTTCCATATTATTTATTACTTCAATTTTATTATCAATACATTCTAAATATTCTAATTTTTCATATTTATCTATATTAATTAATTTATTGTTATTTATTATTAATATTTTTATATTAGGTATATTTATTTTATATATGAAATTATTTGATGCAACTAATCTTTCTAGTGTATTTGATTTTATACATACTATATTATTATCATCACATACTAATTCTATTAAATCATTATTAATTATAGTACCTTCAATTTTATTTATAGATATATTTAAATAAATAATATTTTTATAATTTTCTAAATTAGGAATATTATTTAAATTATTATTTGATAAATCTAAAAATTTTATTTTATTTAATATATTTTTTATTTTTTCTAAATTAAATAACTTATTTAATATATTATCATCTATCTCTAATTTAGATAAATCTAAATATTCATAGTTTTCTAGTTCAGAATCTTTTATTCGTAAATCTATTTTTGGCCTTTTTTTATACTCATTATATATTGTTTCCGTGTTTTCTGATTCAAATTCAGATTGTTCTATATTTAAATCATCATTTTCTATATATTTTAAATCATTCCTATATAAAATACACTTTTTATTCATTATATATTAATTATTAATTAAGATTATTTTATAATAACGCAATATTTTTTTTATTTCTTCTTTTTAATTTCATCTATTAATTCAGCACGTGTTTTGTTTTTAGGTTTACCTGTTTTAGTTGAACCACTTACAGTCATTATACCTAATTTTAATGCAATTTCTTGAATTTGTGATAATGTAGTTGTAGTTTTAATACTTTTAATTAATTCTTCTATTTTATTTTTACTTAAAATTTCTGTTTTTTTAAATGTACTGTCATCGTTGTTTTTATCTTGTTTTACTTCTTTATCTTTTTTATCTTTTTTATTTAAATTAATTTCTAGATTTTCCTCATTATTAATTTCTATATTTTCTTCTTTTATTATAAATATATCTTTTGAATTTTTGGATTTTTTTTTACTATCTGAAATTATATTTTTTTTTATTTTCTCTTTCTTTATATCTGTAACTTCTGATATATATAATGCATAATTTTCATTAGTTATTAACTCTTCATAACAATCATCTTTTTTATTTTTTTCATCATCATTTTTATTATCATTATTATCTTTATTATTTTTATTTGTTTTGTTTTTTTTTATTTTGGTATAATCATTTAAATTATTTAAATTATTATTTTTTAATTTATTTATTTCAGTATTATTATTTGATAAGTTAATTAAATATTTTATAAATTGATTAGAATTATCATAATATTTATTAATCCAATTCATAACTGGAAATATATTTTCATTATCTCTAAACAATACAACATATTTTTTAATATTTTCTTTTTCATTATATATTTTGACATTTGTAATATTATTTGTATAAGAAATAATTATTAAACATATATTGGTCAAAGTTGATACTTTTAATAAAAAATCTTCAGATAAGTCATTTAAAATGTTAATTTTTTTAGAATAAATATTATTAGTAGTTTCTAAAATTATTTTTTTTTTAATATTTGTCTCATGAATATATTCATTATTTAATATCAATAATAATGAATTTAATAAATTATACCAATTAATATTTTCATATATATTAAATGGAATTGGTGTTAATAAAAGTAATTCATTAAACTCAAAATTTGGTATAATATTATTAATTTCTATAAAATTATATTTATTAGATATACCTTTTTCATTTAAAGAATTATTTTGTTTAATACTTTCTATTATATCATTTAAATTATTTTTTTTAGTATTAACAAATTGATTATAAGTTTTATATGTATTATTTGTAAATTCTAGTAATTTATCAAGATATATTCTATTCATTACTAATTAGATATTATTAATATTATATTTAATTAATTATAAATCAATTTTTATTTATAAATAGATTTATTCACATATAATTTAGTTAAAGAATGAACATGGTATGAGTAAATATTGTATTATTTTTTTAACTATCTATTATAATATTTACATTTAATAAATGAATAAATCATCAGATTTAAATTTAATTAAAAAAAAACAAAAAAATACTAAAAATACTAAAAATACTAAAAATTTCATTAAAGATAATGAAATTATACTAATAAATGAAGAAAATAATTATAACTTTAACAAAGAAATAGAAATAAATAAAAAATATATTAATAATGAAAACATTGATAATGATAATTTATATAATGAAAATAATACAGAAAAGATTAATATAGAGAATGAAAACATAGATAATCATGAAAATAAAGAAAACAATAAAAATGAAAAAATTATAATTTTAGAGAAAACAACAATTAGTTACAATAAGAAAGTTGAACTTATTAAAAAGATTAATAAAATAAAAAAAAAAAAATATTTATTAAATATTTTTAAAATAATTACATCATATTCAAATGAATATACTGAAAATACAAATGGTATATTTATATTTTTCCATAATTTACCAGATGAAGTTTACGAAAAAATAGATAATTATTTAAATATTATATATAAATTACATATTAAAACAGATATTCAAAATATTTTTAATTCAGAATTATCTGATACTATGATAACTGAAACAACTAATAATTATAATATTGAAATAGATAATTTAAATAAAAATTTATCTAATAAAGAAAAAATGATTATGCGTAGAAAAAAATATGAAGAATATTTACAAAAAAATCAAAATATTATTTAAACTCTGGATTCCATGAATTTAAACCATTTATGAACTTTATAATAAATTCATAATATTTACTTTTATTATTATTATTATCAAAAAATTTTGTATGTTCAAAATCAATAATCCATATTTCATCAGAACATTCTATAAAATTATAACCAGTTATATCTGGATATTCTATCTCATTATCATGTAATTTTTTTATAATTTTTCTTATTTTATCAATTATATTAATTGGTACTTGAGTAATTTCTTCACCATAAAAATCTGATATACTCATATTATTTATTTTTTTTATTGTTAAAATTTTATTGTGATAATCATAACTTATAATTTCTGGTACATTAACTATATTTAATTCATAAATATATTTATGCATGATATATTCATGTATGGTAACATTATTTTTAATATAAACAGATTGTTCAGTCATTTTTATAATCAAAATAAGACTATATAATATAATAGTTTTAATATTTAAAATCAATTTTTAGGTGGAATACACATATTATTATTATTATTAATATAATTACTTGGACAATAACCTCCAGGAAGGGGTTGATATAAATCTTTTTCTTCGCTATTGCATTTAAATTCTGCCATAAAATTATGTGGTTTTTCTGGATTATAATATTTCCATCCATTTCCATTACACTTAGGTGGAAAACAATTGATATCATCTAGCTTAATTGTGCCTTCAGGACATGAGTTAGGATTATTTATGACTTCTAGATATGATGTTGGATTATTAGTAACTTGTGGATATGATGTTGGATTATTAGTAACTTGTGGATATAATGTTGGATTATTAGTAACTTGTGGATATGATGTAGGATTATTAGTAACTTGTGGATATGATGTAGGATTATTAGTAACTTGTGGATATGATGTTGGATTATTAGTAACTTGTGTATATGATGTTGGATTATTAGTAACTTGTGGATATGATGTTGGATTATTAGTAACTTGTGGATATGATGTTGGATTATTAGTAACTTGTGGATATGATGTAGGATTATTAGTAACTTGTGGATATGATGTTGGATTATTAGTAACTTGTGGATATGATGTTGGATTATTAGTAACTTGTGGATATGATGTAGGATTATTAGTAACTTGTGGATATAATGTAGGATTATTTAAATTATTAGTAGTTTCAGAATGTAAATTTGAATTTTGTTTATTTGATGTAAAATATAAATATGCTACAACTATTATAATTAAAATAAGTAAAAGTAATATAAAATTATTAATCATTTATATATATTTAAAAAATAAAATAAAAATAATATATTAAAATTTGTTTTATACTAAAAAAAATATAATTATAATATATAATTAAAATGAATAATTCAGATTCAGAAAATAATAATGATAATTATATAGGATATCCAAAAGTAGATGATCCAGAATTTCAATCAAAAATTTTTAAAAAAAGAGAATTTTATTATTATAAATTACCTAATAGACCTGAACTTGATAATTATAAAGAAATTGAAAATTATAGAAATAAAATTTGTAAACCTTCTGGACAACTTTTAGAGCATCAATCTCTTCTTAGTAATTTTATTAATCCAGATACACCTTATAGAGGATTATTAATTTTTCATGGTACTGGAACTGGTAAATGTGTTCATAAAGATACAATTATTTATAATTATGATTTAACTATTGAACAATTATGGAACAGATATTCTCATGATATAATTAAAGATTCTGAAAATGGCGAATGGTCTACTCCAATTATTCCATTAACAGTAAAATCTATTAATTTTCATAATAATATTGTTACTGGTCATGTCGAATATTTATATAGAGAAAAAGTTTCTACTATTTTATATAAAATAACACTTAAAAATAATTATAGTATTATCAAAACCACTGTACATAAACTTTTTAATGGATATAATTGGACTAAAAATATACAAATTGGTTTACCCATTGCTTATTATGATTATGTTAATAATAAAATGGAATTAGAACCAATAGTAGATATAAGTGAAATATTATACGATGATTATGTTTATGATTTATCAATAGATGTTTATCATAATTTTGTTGCAAATAATATTTTATGCCATAATACTTGTGCAGCTATTGCTGTTGCAGAAAAATTTAAACAACAAGTTGCTCGATATAATACACAAATATATATTTTAGTACCTGGACCACTTCTTAAAGAAAATTGGAAAGAACATTTTATAAAATGTACCGGAGACACATATATGCGTGAAAATGAAAATTTAATTTATTTAAATGATGAAGAAAAAGAAAAAATTAAAAAACAAGCTATACAAAATGCGATGCAATATTATAAAATTATGAGTTATAAAAGTTTTTATAGAAAAGTACTTGGTGAAAAAATTATTGAAAAAAGAGCAATTGAAGGTGATAAAATGAAAGTATCTTATAAAAAAACAGAAGAAGGTGAATTTGAAAGAGATATTGGTATAGAAAAGATTTACAATATAAACAATTCATTAATAATAATAGAAGAAGCTCATAATTTAACAGGTAATGCATACGGTGAAGCCTTAATGAAAATTTTAAAAAATTCTATAAACTTGAAGATATTATTATTAACAGCTACTCCGATGAAAAATTTAGCAGATGATATAGTAGAATTAATAAATTTCATAAGACCGATAGATTCTCCGATGGATAGAGATATGATATTTAATTCGAATAGAAATTATTTGATGGATCTTAAACCGAATGGTTTACAATATCTTAAAAATATGACTCAAGGTTATGTTAGTCATTTAAGAGGTGCTGATCCAATGACATTTGCTGAAAAAATAGAAATGGGTGTTAAACCAAAGGGATTAATATTTACAAAAATTAGTAGATGTCCTATGGAAAAATTTCAATTAGAAGCATACGAACAAGCCAAAAAATTATCATTAGAAGAAGCAGATAGTTTAGATAAAAAATCAGAATCAGTTGCTAATTTTGTATTTCCAGCATTAGACGAATCTCGTAAAAAATTAATTGGATTATATGGAAGAGAAGGTTTAAATCAACTTAAAAATCAACTTAAAAATCATTATCAAAAAATCAATAATTTAATAGCAAGTGATATTTTAAAATTAAAAAATACAAATGAAGAATTTATAACATATAACGAAAGTACAAAAAATATTACCGGAACAATTTTAAAAAAAGAAAATTTAAAATATTTTTCAGTAAAATTTTATCAAGCATTAACTGATATCGAAAGTAATTTGTATATGAATAAAAACAACAAAATATCAAGTATTGGCTTTGTATATTCGAATTTAGTTAAAATTGGTATTGAAATATTTAAAGAAATATTATTACAAAATGGATATTTGGAATATGATGAAAATAAAAATAATTATCAAATAAAAGATGATACTATATGTTATTATTGTGGTAAAAAACATAAAGAAAATCATGAACATAAAAATCATGAATTTGCACCTGCAACTTTTATAGTTGTAACTGGTCAAACTAGTGAAGAAAGTACTGAAATGATTCCTGAAAATAATAAAAAAATTATTAATAATGTTTATAATAACTTTTCAAATAAAGAAGGCAAGTTGATTAAATTAGTTCTAGGATCAAAAGTTATGAATGAAGGAATTAGTTTAGCTAATGTTAATTCTGTATATATTTTAGATGTTTATTTTAATTTTGGTAGAGTAGATCAAGTTATTGGTAGAGCTATCAGATGGTGTTCTCATTTTCAATTAATGAATAAAGATAATGTTTTTCCAAAAGTTAAATTATATAAATATGCTGTTTGTACTTCTGAAAAATCTACTGAACTTAGTACTGAAGAAGAATTATATTTTAAAGCTGAAAAAAAATATTTATTAGTTAAAAAAATTGAAAGATCTTTGAAAGAAGTTGCTATAGATTGTGCACTTAATCAACAAGGTAATATGTTTAATGAAGAAATTAAATTATATAATAAATGTATTATACCAGATGATAAATTTTTAAAAATAGAAATTAATGAAAATAATTCAAAAAATTCAAATAATTCAAATATATGTCCATCAAAATGTGATTTTACCGATTGTTTATATAAGTGCAATGATCAAATATTAAATTCAAAATATTATGATCCTAATAGAAATTTATATAAAACATTAAATAAGTCTAAATTAGATTATTCAACATTTACTAGTTATTTAGCTAAAAATGAGATTGATAATTGTAAACAAAAAATTAAAGAACTATATATGACTAATTATGTTTATGATCTTAAAACAATTACTTCTTATGTAATTAATTCACTATCTGAATCAAAAAAAGATTTATTTGACGATTTCTTTGTACAAAAGGCTTTAGATGAACTTATACCAATTACTGAAAATGATTTTAATAATTTTAAAGATGTTTTATATGATAAAAACTACAGAGCTGGCTATTTAATATATTTAGATGGATATTATATATATCAACCATTTGATGAAAATGAAAATGTTCCAATGTATTATAGAACAAATTATCAAAAAAACTATCAATCTAAATTAAGTTTACATAATTATCTAGTTAATAAAAATCTAGATATAGATACTAATTTAGATAATGATAATAATTTATCTGATGAAAAATTTAATGAATATTTATTTGATGATGTATTAGATTATTATGATAATAGAGATGAATTTGATATTGTAGGAATTATCGATAAAGAAATTAATAGAAAAAAAAATAAAAGATCAGATGAAATAAAAGATGTTTTTAAAATTAGAGAAAAAAGAGATAAAATACTTGAAAAAAAGAGAGGTACTGGTATTCCTTCATTAAAAGGAGCAGTATGTGCTACATCAAAACAAAAAGAATATTTAGAAAAAATAGCCAAAAACATAGGTATTAAAAATATAAAATCAGAATCAACTCGTGAAGAATTATGTAATAATATTATGACTAAATTTATTGAATTAGAAAAATATTCAACAGGTAAAAATAAAATAACATATATAATGATACCTAAAAATCATCCTACATTAAAATTCCCTCTTAATTTAGAAGATCGTGTTAATTATTTGAAAAATCAAGTTGATAAAATTTTATTATCTAAAATAAAATTTACAGAAAAAAATAAAGATAAAACTATTACATTAACTTTTAAATTAGATAAAAAACCTACAAAACATGAAATTAACCAATTAGAAAATATTGATTTTACTTCCAAAGATAACCTTGTATGGACTATTATTATTGATTAATTTATTATTGATTAATTTATTATTGATTAATTTATTATTGATTAAATAATTAAGTTTATTTATTATTATAAAAATTTGATTATAAATTAATATAAAAATATAATATATAATTTTTACTAAGAATGAGTAATAAAAATGTTACTAAAAATATTATAATTAATAATCAATTAGAATTGCCTTATATTGATACTGAATTATCTACTCGTACAATGTTATATCCTAATCAAATGGATAATAAAATATATTTACATTTAAAGACAAATCTTTCAAATAATTTATTAGATAAATGTTATCAAAAATATGGATATATTTCTAAAATTTATAAAATTAATGAAATATCTGAAGGAACAATTAAAGATGAAGATCCGTCGTGTTCATGTGAATTTATTGTAAGATTTAATTGTAGATTATTTAAACCAATCGAAAATAAAGAAATTATTTGTAAAATTGATAGAATGAATAAAGTTTTAATTAGCGCAATTAATGGACCTATTAAAGTAATTATTACACCAGATAAATTAAATAAAGATAATTTCTATTCTGATATTAATAGAAATATTAGAATTAAAAAAAATTCAAATGTAGTTGTCCCGGATATGTATATTAGAGTTTTGGTACTTAAAACAGATTTTAATCATAATGATAAAATAATATTAGTTATCGGTTATTTACAAGATATGGCTAACGCTGCTGAGATTGAATATTTTAAAAATAATAATAATGATAATAATGATAATGAAAATTAACTTAGTAAATCATCTATATTTTTATTAATTATTTTAATTTGTGCTTCAATTGATTCTACTTCTAATAATTGTTCATTTATAAGCTTATTGAAATTTGTTAAAAATGAAGATATTTCGTTTTCTTTTTCATTTTTGGCATATTCATGATCTATATCAGTTAATAATATTTTTTTTTCTTTAATTAATGATTCAATACCTTTTTTTTCTTTTTCTAAATTTATTATTAATTGACTAAATTCTAATAAATAATGTAATTTATATTCATATTCCTCTGTTGTTAACCTTTCTTTATTATTATCTAATTTTTTAATTAATTCTGGAATTGCACATTTTAAATTTCCTTTAAATTTTACTGATTTACTAGCTTCATTAGTATTAAGGTTTAATTCGATTATATTTGTAACATATTGGAAATGAAAATTACCAAATTTGCTAATTCTAAAATGATGTTCTGCATTATCGTTTCCAATTATTTCAGGCATATCTTCATATAAAATTCTACCATTTATATTTACTGCATTTATTATGATTCTTAAACTATAAAAATCACATACTCGGTTTAACCCAGCTAAATGATTTTCATCTATACTATCAAAAAAATCTCCATTTAAATTAATAGGATAATCACCGTAAGAACTAGCAATATTTCTTATATCATCAATATCAATATTACCATTATTATAGTTTATAGATTTTAAATAATCTAATATTGAAATCCACATACATTGATTTGTATATTTTATTCCAGATCTAGATATAATAGTTCCAGAGTTTACTGTAACTTCAACATATTTTTTGCCATTACCACCTTTTTGATTTTTTAATGCAATATATTTTGCTTTATATTTTAAATATTTTTGTTGATAATCAATCATATATATATATATATTTAATATTAATTTTATAAAATTATAAAATTAATTTTTATTTTTTAATAACTAATACATATCAAATAAATTACTATATTTATTTTTAATTATTTCTATTAAAGTTTCTGCTTTTAATATTTTATCTTTTTTTAAAATTTCAGCACCTTCTATCATTAGTTCTTTGCAATTTTTTAATACTACTGATGCATATTTATTTGCATCATCAATTAATTCAGCAACTTCATTGTCAATCATTTCTTTGTATTTATCACTCAAACTCGGATAAATTATATTACGTTTTCCCATTCCATAATAAATAACCATCTTCTCCGCCAATTTAAATGCCTCTTCAAAATCATTTATTGCTCCAGTTGTTATACTTACATCAAAAAATATCTCTTCGGCTATTCTACCCGCTAGTAATATCGCTAAATGTTCAAATAATGCTTCTTTTTTATATATTGTTGAAGTTGAACCTTCAAATACAGTATATGCTGGACTTTTAGGTGATGATAAATTTATTATAACTTTTGTCATCTTAGAATGATGTTTAGCTATCAATCCCATTACCGCATGACCCATCTCGTGTAATGCTATGTGATCTATTATATCTGATGTAAATTGATGATCAGTTGGTTGCCA